TCTACACCTAAGCCTTCGTCGGCAGCGTCAGATGTGTATAAGAGACAGAAGTATACTTAAACATTTAGTTTAAGTCAAGGGCTTTGTTATACTTTTTGTTTATTTTTTTAAATATATGGTTGAAATGATTTATAATAAATTAAACGAGGTGATTAAATGAAATTGTCTGATGATAGATCATCCCTAGCAAAACGTCTTGAATCGTTAAGGGAACAGAACGGATGGACAAAAACATTAGTGGCAAACAAGTTAGGTTTAAAAAATATGGCTACTTATGCTAATTGGGAGTACGGAACGAGAGAACCAGATTTACAATCTTTAAAAGACTTAGCTTCTATTTATAATGTAAGTGTTGATTATCTTGCTGATGGTACTTCTTCGTCGGTTAAGGACAAACCTACAGATACCGATCTTGATAAAATGTTAGACAGCGCTATGAGTTTTGACGGCGAACCAATAACAGATCATGATCGAGAAATTATTCGTGCATACCTAAAGGGAAAGTATGGAAAATAAAGAGGAGTGCTGACATGAAGGAAGTTGAAGCGCTTCTCGAAAAATATGGAATTACTTTAAAATTATTTGATTTAGATAAACCTGGTTGTTATATATCAGAAGTAAAAACAATGTTTGTCTGCAAGGGATTAAACGATTTCGAAAAGATTAAAGTGATTTTACACGAAGCTGGTCATGGAGTTTTACATGATGACTTAAAAGAAATTTATAAAATCGGGAGATTTCATTCAAAAATGGAATATCAAGCTGATTGTTTTATGATAAATGAACTTGTAAGAATTTATATATCACTTCTTGATATAGATATACATGAGTTCAATTTTATGCAGTTTATAGAACAAAATAATTTAGATATGAGTTATCAAGACTTAATAAAAGAAATCGCTTTCGAATATGCGTATCAAGAATCGTATGGGTAAAAATACTGGCGACTATCACTACCTGCCATAAGTGGGAGTAAAATTTGAATTTATTGGAGGGGTTTTAATGCAAGACTTTATGGGTATTATAATGACTATGGGCTTTTTAGTTCTGATTGTCGGAATCGTTATGCTTGTAGTTGCATTACTAAAGAAAAAGAATAAAAAAGTTAGTCTTATTGTTTTAGGAATATCCTTTATAGTAATGGTATTGGGTGCAATAGGCGTTGGAGTGACCGCACCAACTGAAACGGCTAGCAAGTCAAGTTCAGAATCAGAAATAGCTACTTCTGTAAGCGAAAGTGCTGAAACGGATTCATCATCTGATGAACTTGACGATGAATCTACTTTTGACAGTGAATTTGAAGAAGAATCATCAGTTCCTACCGAAGTGAATATTGCTGATTATAATACAGGAATAACTTACGATAACCTAGCGAGAAATCCTGAAGATAATGAAGGGAAAAAAGTAACTTTGTCGGGAGAAATTGTACAAGTTGTTGAGGGTGATGATTATACGCAGTATAGACTAGCAGTGGGACAAGATTACGACAATATGGCGTTAATTGAAATATCTAGCGAACAATTGACTAGTCGTGTTCTAGAAAATGATTTAGTTACAATTTATGGTGAGTCAAGAGGAGTTACTGACTATGAATCAACCCTAGGTGGGCAAATTACCATTCCGGCGGTAACTGTGGACAAATACGAAATTACAGGCAAAGCAGAATAATAATCCATCGATACTCACCACAGAGTGAAGTTTGATCTCTATCTGAAAGAAGGTGAATCGAAATGTCAGATGAAGAAATTAGAAAAGCTGCTCACGATGTAGCGATCATTTATTTAGGAAAAGTGGACTTAGATCACAAATCTGCCAAGCAAGTAGCTAACTACTACGTGCAAGCGAAAAAAGACATTGAAAAAGTCTTACGAGAAAAAGATTAAGATTAGCCTTCGGGCTTTTCTTTTTAACCGCCAAGCGAACATACGTTTGGATTATATTGACAATAATACGATTAAAGTCCTAATTAGAAGTATTGTGCGTATTGAATACGGACATTTATGAATTTTTCTCTAAATAATCCGAAAGGAATGATTTTATGGCATCTATAAAACCATACAACTTAAAAAGTGGCGAACTTAGATATGAGGTCTTTATCTCGAATGGTATCGATCCTGGGACCAAGCGACAAAATAAAATCCACAAAAAAGGTTTTAGATCTTGGGATGAAGCAAACAACTATGCAAAAATAACTGAAGGTGAAATTGCAAAAGGTGATTATCAAAAAAACGATGTTAAGTATATGACAATCGAACAGTTCTTAAAAATATGGATTACTGATTATAAAATGAAAGTAAAAGAAGGAACCCGCATTGTTCATCGTGAGAATATTAGAATGTACATTAAACCATATATTGGTAAATTTAAGTTAACGAAGTATTCTCGTGCTGATCACCAAAAGTTTATTAATAAGCTTTTTACTCTCGAAGGAAAAGGCAGAAGTCAAAAAGGTTTATCTTATAATACAGTGCAGTCTGTTAACGCTACCCTTTCGAACGCATACAGAAAAGCAATTCATCTTGGTTATGTTAGCGAAAACCCAACGCAATTTGTGGAATTCCCGTTAAAACCAAAAGCTCCAAAGGTCCCACCCCACTACAGCGCTGATGAAGTTGATCAGTTTTATGAAGCTGCCAAAAAGGAACATGAACCATTTTGGTATCCTTTTTTCTTACTGATTTTCGATTGCGGACTTAGGAAAGCTGAAGTGATGGCTCTTCGTTGGTCAGACTTCGATTTCACAAAAAGTTTTGTGAGTGTGGAACGTGAGCGATTATATAGAGCTGAAGCTGGCGCAAATAAAGATGCGATTATTATTGACGAAACCAAGACTCCCTCTGGAGAAAGAGATCTACCGATCACTCAAAGAACAAAATTTGCTTTAATAGAGTTTTATAAATACTTTTACGACAAAATTGGGATCACCCCTTTACAGAAAAATAATTCTGATTATATCTTCATTTACACAACTAGTAGTTCAAAAGGAAAAATTGTTCGTAATCGTTCGGTGAATGGCGCTTCTGTTCGAATTGCTAAAAGAGCTAAGCTACCTCCAATCAAAGTCCATGACGGACGTCACACATTTGCTATTCGGATGAGGCAAGCTGGTGTGGATTTAGATGACATAAAAGATTTGTTAGGTCATAAAGATATTTCTACCACTCAAATTTATGCTTCGGTCACTCCAGAAGTGAAAGAACGATCGATGAAAAAGTTCGAAGAATATCTCGAAGAGCAAAAGAAAAAGCACTCATAATTGAGTGCTTTTCTAGTTCACTATCACCTTTTCTATCACTAGAAAAGCATCGATGCAAACATGTTACTATCACCAGTTGTTATTAAAACAGCTAGAAACGGCGTATTATAAACGATCGTTTAATTCTTTAGCTAAATCTTCAAAGCCTGGTTTTCCAAGTAGGGCAAACATATTTTTCTTGTTCGTAAACCTTGATTCATTAATTTTATTGAAGAAAGAATCTCATTATATCAAGGTTTTATCCCTAAATTAAACCTTCATAGAATGCACAAAAAACTATTCACTATCACCAGTGCTATCACCATCAAATATCTATCTTTCATGCTTTACTTATCGAACATTTGTTCGTATAATATAATTAACAAAATTGAGGAGTGATCGCATGGAGTCAATGACAGGTTTAGTTAGCAAAGTTAAAATATTAGAGTTTTCTGAACGTCCCCTCGTCTATTTTAAGCTTGATGATACTAGCTGTTTGATTGCTGGTCACTCGTTGAATTTTCTTGCAGATGTAGAGGATGGAATGCGGATCGCTGTTGCTGGCGAGTACAATAGTAGGAAACAGTTCGTGGTGAAGAAATATGCGGTGATGGGCAAGACGAAGATTATGATGGAGTTTGAAATGATGAGAATATAAAAATAAACCCTCTACAACCAACTAAGGCTGTAGAGGGTGTTTGCTTTTAGTATTTGAATCCTTTTATATGTGCCGGATTAATCTTTACGTCTTTCGCTTTACCCATCTCCTGAATTTCTTTCAAGACGATTGGTGCGTCTGTATTGTTGAATCCTTCCCCTTTAACGCGAACGTCATAGGTTCCATAAGAGTTCGCTTCTGCATACGTCTGCTGGTCTAATAGCACATCCTTCAAGAAATTGCGCATGTGGCCTTCCATCTTCTTGCTTTGCTCATCATTCAAATTCCGTGCCTCGATCTTGATTATAGGTTTGTCTCCATCAACGATCGCAATGTTTTGCTGCATGTAGCCTGGATAGTATGTTTTAAGCTCTTGCTTCAAACGATTGACCGCATTCTCATACTTCCATTTTGAATCGCAAGTGATAACCAGCGTATAGACTTTGTTCGGCTGCAACACACGTTTCACTTGGTCACGAAGCAACGTCCAGGCGTATTTCGTTTGAATACGCTGAACCATTTTTACCGCCTGATCTTTGGTGACATTATCGATCGCAATACCATTCTTATTTCCAGAAGGTTGAGGCTTAGGTGCTGGTGCTGAAATTGGATTCGGTTTAGGCGTGGACTTCAACCGATAGGCATAAAAATAAGGACACCCAGCCATTACCCATCGTTGATCATGATTGGCAATAATTGTTGTATCCTTCCATCCTGTGCATTCTATCCAATTTTGATTATCTAGGGCAATCCCTGTGTGACCGCCGGCACCGGCAGAGTAACCCTTTTTTCCCCAAATAATTACATCGCCGCGTTGCATTGGAAAGTCTGTATTTTCTGCGATCTTTTCATACCCTAGCTTTAGAAGATAGTCATGTAGTGTTTCAGTGCTAGGAATATATCCATAGTTAAAACCACCAGATTCACGTAAAATACGATAAACAGAGCCTGAACAGTCGCATGTACCATCTGTGTAATAACGAGAACCATACATGCTGTAGTAGCAATTATTTACAAATTTTTGAACTACAGCTAATCCTTTTTCGATGTTAATAGCCATTATTTTTTCTCCTCTTTTTCTTCTTTGACGTTTTCGATTTCTTTTGGTTGAGGTTGCAGACCAACATTTTTATCATCTGATTTTTCGTAAAGTTCCTTCGCTTTTTTCATATCCATTTTTATTTTTTCTCCTTTTCCAGTGACTTATAACCCATTGCATTCTCGCTATCCGAAATCCCTTCAGTCGTTGGGTCTTTAACCACACCAACTAAAGCCAAAATTAGAAAAACAGTATTGATAACTTGAGTCAGTTGATCATTGATCACTGTGTAATCCCAATTAATCCCAAAGACTGCCAATACTTGTTGTGCCAATAAAAAAATCAGCCCCAAAAGGCTGATCACGAAAACTTTGCTTTGTAACCGAATTTTCCAATTAATCTTCATTTGATTACCCCCTAAAAAATTTCAGTAATTCCATCAAGAATGCGAAAACAACACCAGCTCCGCCGCCTATTCCCAAAATCATTTTCCACATGTTAGTTTTGTCAATCACACGTAATTCGTGTTTGTGCTCTTCTTCTTCTTTGTTACGATTAAGAACTTCTCTCAAAATTTCAGCATTTTGTTCCGATTGACGAGTGTTTTGCTCTCTTAAAAACCGGTTTGATTCATCAACACGGGCAAGCCCCTCATTCATCGTCTTTTGCATTTCTAAGGTCACATCATTTAATCTGCTCAGTTCTTTATCATGCTGCTTTAGCCTGTCTTCGTGCTGCTGAACCTGTGCTTCTAACTCCATCCCCACATGACTACCACCTTCCTACATAAAATAAATAGCCCCGTCAGAAAACGAGGCTAAAAAAATAAAGCTTACTCAGCTTTACCAACGATCTTATTCGCTTCTTCATCCGTAATACAAATCGGCACGAACTCGCGTACTTGGTCCTCAGTGAAACAACCCCAATCGAACATCATTTTTACATCGTCAAAATTAAACATATTATTTTCCTCCTTATTCGTTTTCAGTAGTTAATTGAGCTTTGATTTCAGCAATATCTTTGCTGTTTTTGACTGACGCTAACATTGTTTTTGAATTGATCTGAGCTAAATTGTCTGCTTTTTGTTTCAATGTAGTGTTCTCTTTGACTAGATTAATGTCATTAAGCATTAGTTTCGCATTTAGTTCAGTCATTTTTGCTTGTTTCTCAGTTAATTGAATATTTTCATTTTTAACAGTCGTGTAGAAGTTTTCTAGTAAAGCTAGCTTTTCAGTGTTAGCCATGAATTCAACTGGCTTCCACACGTTTGATTTAACGTCAAAGAACTGCAACATTAGATCTCGATTGGCGTCAGGTTCTACTTCCGTGTATGGAAATTTCACTTCGAAATCCTCTTTTACTTCTGTTTGACTGCATCCAAATGGATACAAAATTTCGTAAATTGTTTTCATTTTTTTCCTCCTATTCTTTCCCTGCCCAATAAACGCCGTTGCAGGTGAACCATTCGTTGGCTACGAAGACACTGTTCGCTTTTATATTTTTAGTCCCCTTTTCCACAAAAATTCCTTTGGCGCTATTATTTCCAATGTGACCAACGAGTGTACCATTGTTGATAGTTGCAATCATTGAATCTGGTAATGACGAACTAATCATCGCGACATACGCAACATCCGTTTTAAACTTAATCGACCCTTCAACTACGACTAATGAGCCATGCAAAATAAAACATAATTTACCTTCGGCAATCACACTCGACGTTGTTGAGTCAAGAATAAACACACTGTGATCATTCTTGCTCACAACCAAATCATCATTAATCATCAATCCATCTTTAAAGTTCTTGATTCCACCAATCGTCTGATTTCCAGCGATTGTAACAGCTTTTTGGTTGATCTGCTGTGCGGTTCTAAGCGGTGTCATCGTTTTAGTATTGTCCGTTCCAGTTTCAGCTTCGACTTGAGTCGCAAGATTTTGTACGTGATTGGCCGCCATCATTGACTTAATGTGTTCATTCATGGAAATCTCAATTGAGAAAACTAGATTCCCATAATCAACATTAATTTGCGACTGTACAGTCTTGCTTGAAGCTTCGGTATATATTATTGTTCGTAGAAATCCTTCGTCATCAATACTCGGTGTAGCTGTATTTCTGGCAGTTATTTGTTTAACTAAGTTTGTAGTATTAGGTGGCAGTTGGTCTGTTTGCCAGCCTACACCATTTATATGATTTGCTATTTTTAAACTATTACCGCTTGGACATGTTCCGAACCCCCAAGCGCTTGATTCTAGAGGGCTAACAATAATTTTTTTTGCAACTGTCGCTTGACTAGCTTTATCAATTGCTCCTCGATCAACAAAGAAGTCTTCCGATAGTTCTCGCTTAATAATTTCTACAATATCCCACTTATGTTCTAAACAGGGATATTGGTTTGCTGTACCAGCCACAGTGTTTACTGTTGTCTTTTGTCCATCTAGTATTTTCAAGCTATCATATCTTAATTGAACCAGTTCTGTTTTAAAATCTGATGGACTAGGCAACTCGTTAAGACCATGAACAGCGCTTGCCCAATGAGGGTTTTTATCATCTGATCCAGACTCCTTATTGCTGAAATCGGCTGTAAAAGTCATTCGGACTTTCTCTTTACCAACTAACTGATAGATCACGTTAGCGGAACTTTCGGCTTTGGTAAATACATCATTATCATCTAATTTTTTTCTGATTTCAGCGATTTTAACATTAACTGTTGCTATATCATTTTTGACTTTAGTTACATCTGTAGTCAGACTATCAAGTAATGCTTTAGCTTCTGATTTAATAGTATTAATCGTTTGATGATACTCATCTATAATCTCGTTGAAACCTTGCCAGTAATAATCCTCTAATTCAGGCGTGTTCAAATCAATCGGGCTTCGCTTGATGTCAAAGGTAAAACGTCCAGCGGTATCTAATGAGCGTGAATCAGGCAATTCAATATAAATTGAACCAGTGACACGCCCGACATAGCCTAAAATATTGTCTTCTAAAACAATCGACACAATTCCGTTTATCGCATCTTCGATTACCGCATGATAAATGTGGCGGCCGCCAACAAAATCTAAGCAAATTGGAACAATTGTTCCTTCGGACAACGTTTGATTAACATAATCCTTTTGCAGTTGAAAAAGCATTTTAGCGGTTCCTTTGTCATGCGACCAGAAAACCACTCCAGTTGGAATAGGAGTGGTCGCTTTTGCCTGAATGATAATGATTTCTTCATTTGTTTTAAACATTAGGACAACACCGTCCCTTTAGTAATAATTAATCCATTACCCTCAGTTTTTGTTGGAGTCGCAGCCACAGAAGAAAGATTCGAAGTTCTGACAGTCGCGGTACTAGAAATAACCCCAGTTGCATTTCCTGAGCCATTGGGACTAGCAAAATTTAAATCAGACATTAAGTATGCTTTGGCAATAATATTTTGATTAATAAACATACAATCGTATACAGACATTTGACCGTTACCGCCAACATAAAGAGCATTATGTTCAAAAGATTTTGTATTTTCTCGAAAGCCGCATCTGTTAACTGAAAGATAGCCCCCTTGCTCACAGACTACAGACATTTTAGTAGCAAAAATATTTCCTGCATTTACTTGGTCAACGAACTCTAACCCATACAAATTAAAATATCCTTGGCAATATAGAAATCCAATCGATCGTACTTTCACCGGCATAATGTTTGTTTTAATATCTAGACTATCAACATTTTGAATCGATCGAATGTAAATGGATGCAGCTGAACAGTTCGAAATGCGCACGTCCTCTAGATAGGTTCCGTCTTCAATGAAAATAGTTGTATTCGATCGATTAATTAGAGGTATTTGATTAACGGCAGTTTGAATCGTTCGAAACGGTTTCTCTTGTGTTCCGTCACCAACTACATCACTTCCACGCTCTTTTGAAACATAAATTGCAATATTTGATCCCGCCGCATTATAGAGCATTCTGACAACTTCGTTTAATTGCGAAAGCTGGTCTTTATTATCTGAGATTTGTTTATTCGCTAATTCGATATCCAAATCATGCGCATTCTCAGCGTTAAGTAGGCGGTCTTCCAAAGTATCGAATGTTTCACCTTTATTATTCACACGCGCATCCACAATTTCGTTCGGTGAATCTCCACCACTCTGAAGGACAAGGTTAGAAATTCTTTTATTCGTAACATCGATTTTCTGGTCCTGATTACGAGTTATTCCGTTTAAAATATCCACGTTGTCATTAAAGGTTTTTTTCCATTCTGTTGAAATCCGATTTTTAATGAGTTTTAGTAGTTCCACTAAATCACTCCTTTCTTAGCGAGATTCGCTAGTATAGATGTCATTGTTTTCTTCGTATTCGATAACGTAATTTCTGGTGGTTTGTTTGGTAGTGCTGGATATGTTGTCATACCAACCACTTGAATAGTTGTGTTGATATTCAAAGGTTCATAAATGAACGTCACCTTATCACCTTTATTTACGGATGTTGCCCATTTCATTGTTACCGTTCCTGAAATATCAGGATAATCGTGTAGTTCTTGCTTCAAACGAGCGGTCATATTTGATGCAATAGTATATCTTTCGTCTTCGACAGGATCTTGAATACGAATGCCCCATTTTTCAGATTCAGGAGAGGTATATGTGATTGGACTAAATAAATATTTATCGGTGTCATCTTTTTTACCAGATCCCCGAATTTGAGTTTTCAATGCGAATGTATCGATATCAAACTTCACATCATCAGTATTGTATTTGTATCTGATTTGCTGCTCGGTAACTTTCCCATATGCTCCTTTAGGATAGAAGCGCAAGTATTTATTGTCCGGAATAACGATTGCACCGTAATCATCTAGCACCTCATTTATAAGATCTAGATAGTTCCCGTTACCAAAATTTTCTTGTTCCACAGATAAAAAAGTATTATCTGCATCGATGACTTCCCATGAAAAACCATTGTTTCCACTGCTAAAAATATGAGTCAGCAATTGTTTAATAGTTTTTGTTCCTGTTAAAACGTTATATTGCCAACAGTCCTGGATGGTGTAGTAAACATGTGTTGCTGTCACATCTTTATAAACCTGTTCTCCTGAAGCATAGCTTGCCATTTGTTTAATCACGAAACGCTGACCGTTCCAAAGAACAAAGTTTTCGTAATCGATTAAATCGAACGTCATGCTATTCAAATCAGACTTGCATACAGTGAAACTGACTTCCCACGTCTCGTTCTCCTGCCAATTCTCAACAAAAGAATCCTTATCGTAATCGACAAGGATTTCTTCTTTATCTTCTTTTATATTTCTGATTAATATATCGGCCATAAACTCACCTACTTGTACAAGTAGTAGAAATCCCATGAGGTTTCTACATTAGCTACATTTTGTATTTCGATGTCATTCAGACCTTCAGCAAGAGTTATCAAACCATGATTTGTATCAATGCCCCGACTAACACCGTTTAATTTCGGATATACACGATCTATAGTGACTGTTTGTCCTAAGTTAGTAGAGAACTCAGGGAAATAGATGAATCTTTCCCCAGTAGTTCTGTTAAAGATGGTCGCATTTCCTCCAGACTCACCTTGTAAAGTGATTTTTAAATACACTTCTCTAGGATCTACAGGAAAACTCCCAGCGTTAAAGATAGTAAAACGACTAGTTTCATGAGTATATTTATAATCTCCATCCACAAGGCCCTGACTGAATTGCCATTCATTATTCAGACTAAAATCAGATAGCGTTGAGGTAATCGATTCAGCGTACCCTTTAAACACATTAAAAGATACAGTGAAATGAGACATGAAAAACGCTTTTTTTGTAACCGATATACTGTCTAAAGACACCGGATAACGTTTTCCCGGTTCTTTCGAATAGATGAAATAGTATTCAGCTTCTCGAGAAAACAATTCTCTCAACTCAGTTTCTCTTAAAACGAGGTCGTCTAAAGTGCTGACCTTTAAATCAAAATCAAGCATGATTGGAAATGAATCAAATGAATGATTAACTAATCTTTGGCCGACGGATCCTTGAAATGATGTAAATTCATTTTTTGGGACGGGCATTCCAATGACAATTGAAGCAACTTTAATATCATGATCATTCGTCAAACAGTAATCACAATCACTAAATCTTAATAAGACATCTGTTTTTACCATCTAAGCCCTCCTTGCCGTATATAGCTTACGTTTTAAAGTTCCCGCATTCGTTTGATCAACTGAATGTCCAACTTGTTTTCCATCCAAAATACTGTTCACTTTGACTGGTCTTTCGTTAATCTTATTTATTAACTGATTTAAATCAGTTTGAGTCACAAAGCGACCGGTTGAGTTATCGTTTGAAGAATAGCCTTGAGCAGAAGGTGTTGGCTTATACTGTTCTCTAGCTGCTATCGCTTTTTGAATCAACAAATCAGCGCTGTCCTTGGCAGGGTTGATAATAAATTCCTTAGCATAATTAGGATCTTCGCCGATCCAAGCAAGCGTTGGTTTATCTACTTCTCCGCCATCGGCGTATCCAACACCTCGATACGCCGAACCTAAGGAGCCGTATCTAGCTACTGCATATCTGATAGAAGCTAAAATGTTGGAAAGTGGATCATAAACATTTTTATCGTATCCTGGTCTAGCATAAGCCTTAAATGTAGAATCGATTGTTTGAAGTAGACCCTTTGACGGATGCCCGGCAGCAGCATTACTATCCCATAAATTGATAGCATTAGGATTACCACCTGACTCTGTTTGCATTTGAAAAAGCAACGAACCTAAGTTTCCGGCAGAGTACTGTCCCTCCATTTTTAGTGCCTTTATCGCAAGATTACGCCATTGTTCAACACCTGCAGAAGCATTAAAATTAACTTTTCCACCTTCATTCGAACCAGCTTTAAATACGTCTCCAGCATGTTTCATACCAGAAATGTGTAAATGGTCATAATGATCACCGTCCGTCCATGGACGCCACTCGTTATGAACACCTGTCCCGGATGTTCCCTTTCTATCTCTTACCTTATTTTGAGTAATGACGTAAGCAACATCGGATGGGAACTTTTCAAAGGCATAGTTTGCAGGGTCAAAATATTTACTAGAACCATTCATAGAACCTGGATAAGCAATATCAATAGCTGCATGTTTCCCGTGATCGTAAGGATCACCTGGTCGAAGTCCGCTTGTAATCGTCATGCCTGGAAATTTCTTCATTACCTTTTCTGCTACATTAACTAAATACTGATAAACGCCATTCGCGTTCATAGCCCCATCAAAACTACCGGAACTTCCAAATTCTTCTTGATACTTATCAAATAAAGATTGAGCATATTTGATTACGTTGTCCTTAACCGTATTCAAGCCACCTTTAGCAACCTTGAATTCTGCTGAGTCTCCTAATGAGTCCAAAAACTTGGATATACCAAGCTTATCCGTGACAGTGTTGTAAAGTTTGTCGGCTCCATCAAAGACGAATTCTTCAGCACTTTCTGCCTTTTCTTTGATCCAGTCAGCTATATTGTTGATTGTTCCCCAAACACCATTTGCATGGGCCGGCAATCCTTTAGTCATAGATAAGAACTGTTTAGAGGCTTCGTGTGGGAGAATCGATGTTCCGGCTTGTAAAGGTCTGATTTCAGGGCCTTGAGAACCAACTGCAAAAATACCTTTAGTGGGATGGTGAGCTAATTCAAATCCTTCTTCACCAACTAGCGCAATTTCATCTTCCGGTAATCCGCTAGTACCTTTGGCATGGGCGCCAAATTTGAAATTTTTGAGACCTTTGCCCCAATCCTTGTTCAGCCCGTTTATCAAACTACCTATTCCGTGTGCGATTGCTTCAACAATACTTGACAGATTTCTTTTTAAGCCTTCCCAAGATCCCTGAACAGTTCTTGATTCATTTTGTGATGCACCAATATGTTCTCTAGCTTGCTCTTGAGCGTTTCTTACAACTGAATTTTTTTGCGCATTAATTTCTGAACTAACCCTATTTTTTTGATCACGTGCTTTTGAGGTTACTTTGCTGAATTGGTCATTCGCAGCATTTCTAGTCCCATCACGTTGCTTTCTAGCTTCTTTGACAACTTTTTCGTACTGTTCTTGAGAAAGAGTACCTGTTTCATCACGTTGTCGTTTAGCTGCTTTAACAGTCTCTTTGTACTTTTTGTTAGCCGCATTGATAATATCGTCCCGAGCTTTTTTTGCTGGTTTAACAGAGGCATCGTATAGTTTGTCCGCTTCTTCTTGAGTGGCCTCTAAATCTTTTGCGCTTAACTTGCCTTTTTTCTTACGTAGTTGTTTAAGCAAATCTTCTTGTTCTTTAGCGCCGCTTTCGATTGCTTCGACAGCTTTCCCACTCATGGCAAATTGATCAGCAACATAATCCTTGACAAACTGTTTCCGTAATTTATTAAGTTCTTTATTTTTTTGTTTTTCACTTTTACTGGAATCATTCTGAATGTCTTCTACCTTTTTGTAGTATTCGTTGACGGTCGTCTGCATTTTTATGAGCGCATCTTTTTTACTTTTCTTGGAAGCATCATTGTTTTCTTGTTCTTTTTTGAGGAGTTTATCAGCTTCTTTACGTGTCATAACCCCTTGTTTAACAAGCAAATCTAGATCCTTTTTGGATCTTTTTTGTTTGCTGTCATAGTAATCATCGATGTCTTTGCCCATTTCTTCAAAAAGTTTATCGGATTCTTTTTTTGCTTTTTGAGCACTCTTAGTATCAATTCCCATCTTAATAAGAAGTTCTTTATTTAACTTGTTAATTGCAGGGGTAATCTTTTTGCTGATTTTCTTTTCGTCTATTTCGACCTCGATTTCAGCTTTTGTTTTTTTGACTTTAGGTTTCAATGGTTTTCCGTTTAGAGATTCTTGCAAGCTCCCAACAAAGCCACTACCAAATTTCGATCCGGCAAACTGTCCTGCCGCGCCGCCTAATACGGTACCTATTGCGGTACCAATTCCTGGCGCTATCATCGTACCGATCGCCGCACCTAATTTAGCACCACCAAGACCGCCGCCGATACCGCCTAAAAATCCTCCAGCTTTTTCACCAGCAGATCCTTTTTTGAAAAGCTCTGGTACACTTGCTATCACGCTTATAACCGGTGTTAACTTAGCCAGTCCTGTCACTAAAGATCCTAATTTCGCTGCAATACCTGTTCCACCAACAGCAGCAGGCGCTACAGTAGCTGCCGTCTCCGTAACTGTTTGTGTTACTCCTGCTTTAGCATTGTTTCCAAATCCTCCGCTTAAAAAACTGGTTGCTTTTTCGACTGCAGTAAATTCAAGTAGAGATTTACGAGCTTGATTGATCATCGAAATGAATTCAAAACCTTTTTTCACTGCGAACATAGTCACAAGTGCTTTACCCAGTAATTCAACTTTATCTTTATTGTCAGCTAGGTTTTCAATGATTTTATCCAACTGTTTAAGAGGATCTTTGATTTTCTTTGTATTATCATCGATCAAACCGAACATATCTGCAACAGCAAAGAGAATATCCTTTCCTTGCTCCCAAGAGCCAGAAATCAATGCACCGGCTAAGTCCTTGACGTTGCCAGTGATATTTCCAATCGTGGACTTGTTTTTGTCCAGATAAGAAAAGACGTCAGAAACATGTTGGAATAACCCGACAACAGAATCAGATGCGCCGTTGATTATACCTGTAAGCTTATCTTTACCTAAATGCTTAATAATATCATTAATTCCGCCAACGATATTCGCTTGTAAATTTCCAATTGCGCCTTCAAAAGTTGTAGTTGTTTTAGCGGCTTGAATTGCGCCATCGTTCATTCCTAGTTTAGTAATCGCTTGGTTAAACTCATCAGCAGAAATCTCGCCTTTTTCCATTGCATCACGGAAATTACCTGTGTATGCACCGTTATCGACCATCGCTTTTTGTAACACGCCTGATGCACCGGGTATTGCGTCTGCCAACTGATTCCAGTTTTCAGTAGTAAGTTTCCCTGCCCCTGCTGTTTGGGTAAGCATCATTGCTACAGCCTTAAATGTCTCAGCGCTACCGCCAGCTTGAGCGTTCAAGTTACCTGCTGCTTGAGTTAATTCGGTATAATTCTTAATACCGTTTGCCGCTAATTGAGCAGTTGTGTTAGAAACTGTAGAAAGGTCATATACAGTATCATCTGCATATTTTTGTACAATTTTAGTCGCTTCGTTGATCTCTTTTTCACCAAATCCACCTAGTTTCATAGTGGATTTAAATTTATCGATTGAGTCAGAAGCTTGTACAGATTCACCGATTAATTCACTAAAACTACCAGTGATTACTTGAATTGCATTAGAAGTAATGCCTGCAACGGCACCAATTGTCAGCTTATCTTTAAGGCTCATAAACTTCGATTCTGTTCTTTCTGCTGTACGTCCGAGCTCTTGAGTCTCAGTCTTCGCTTGAGTAGCATCTGCGTTCAATGTTGTATTCTTTTTGTCAGGAACACTCGCTATTTCACTTTTAATAGACTTTATTTTCAGACTAGCGCCATCGTTATCAGCTTTTAATTCTGTAATCTTGCTTTTGGGGATATCCTTCAAGAACGCTTTGGTTTCTTTGACATCCCTTTCTGCATCTGAATTATCGGCCTTAATAGTGAACTTAACTGGTTTATCAAGAGTTTGATCAACATCCTTTTTCATGGATTTAGCAATTGTTTCAATTTTTGCTGTCTCACTTTTGAACGAGTCGTCAATCTTTGATCCAGTATTCATACCTAGCTTAGTCAAAACATCATCCACAAAAGAAACATCGTTCTTGAATTTAGGTAAATTAGCCAGCATGACATCAATGTTAATCGTTGCATCTGCTCCCATGTATGTACCTCCTCTCCTTATTTATTTGATTGTGCTTGAGCAGCTAACATGTCGAACATGCTTCCAAGCTGATTGTCTAAGTTGCTTACAGTCTTTTCAGAATCAAGCGCATAGTATTCTTGTAGTTCTAACAAAGCCGTTAATGCTTCCCCTTCTAAGCCAGCAACACTTCTTGAGCGAATAGATAAGATGCGTTGAAAGTGTGTTTTCTCACTCAATCCAGCCAGTAACGCTTTGAACGTTAAGTAGTGCATCTTTCCTCTTTGAGTCAGCAAATCGATTCCATAATCCGCAAAAAAAGACGCATAGATTGCACCAGCATCTTGTGAGTACGAATATAGTTTTTCTGGTTGTCCGTCAGTCTCGAATGATTCATCACTTTCAGAGTTGCCATAAGCATTTTTTTGAATGTAGTTGCTGATGTCTTCAACAGCCTTACTCTTTTGCTCGAAAGTAAAGGTTTTGGACAGCGTTTCATCTCCAAAATAAAATAGATCAAAAGCTTTATATATTTTCTCGAAGGATTGCAAACGATCGTCCTCCAATAGTTCGTAAAATTTCAGCACTGTATCAAAAGATAAATCCAAAGGGATTTCGTAATCTTCAATCAAAATAGTTGTTTCAAGATCATCAATTAAATCAAACAATTAAATCACTTCTTTTTATTGTTTTTATGCCGATTACTGTAATGCTTGTCGGCAGCTTTTTTGCGTTCGATCATTACTTTATCCAATTCTGTTTGAAGGAGACCAATAACGGTATTAACGGCTTTCGTACTTTGCCCATAATGATCGTAAATACGTTGACCTTCTCCTTCTCCTAAAACAACGTCAAGCGTCGCTAAAGCGCCATTCCTCATTGAGATCATTTCTTCTTGAGTAAATGATTTATATTGATCAGCAGTAGTAGTTTCCACACCATCTAACTTCTCAAGTTTGGATGCCATATCTCTCAATTGAACTGTTACATCAATATTCGCGTAATTAGAAAGCGCACGATCAATCTCGTCGGAAATTGAAATATCATAATTCTTACCAGCGATTTTCACTGTTTTAGTGAGTGCTAATTTAGCATCTAAGTCGATAATATTGTTAATTGCCATTAATTTTCCTCCTAAATAAAATAGAAAAGGCTAACCTATCAAGGTTAACCTTTAAACAGCAGTAACTGTCAAAGTACACTTCGCAGTTTTACTTGCAGTAGTTGTTGTTACTGTAATCTCTGCTGTGCCCTCTTTAACAGCTGATACTTTACCAGCTGTATCAACAGTGGCTATTGTTATATCGCTAGATTTCCAAGCAACAGTTTTGTCGTCAGCGTCAGCTGGTGATACTGTTGCAATTAGTGTCTCTTCCGCCCCTACATTAAGTGTTAATGTCGTTTTATTAAGTGATACATTTGAGGGGCTAATTACTCCCCCACCGCTGGCACCGTTACTGGTTTACCGTTAAACGCCATCGTAAAGCTGAATGTTTGCTTAGCATTCGCAGCTCCACCAAAAGGTACGATAGCCGTCAATGTAACCACAGCTTGTACCTTATTCCCTTTTGCATCGGTCCATTGAGCCAATGTGCGCAATTCATCACCAATAGATAAGAATTTAGCGGCAACATAATCCTGCGCAGCGTCACCAAATACACGATGTCCAGCTACAGCGAATGTGATGTTTTTACCAGTTACAGTAGAGTCAGTGAATCCTCCACCATCGTAGTAAGCAGAAGCATCAGTAGTATCTGCAGCAGCCGGAGTAATAGTTGTGATACCTGCTCCAAGTACCGCAAACGACGCACTAGCCACATCTGCAATATTAGTATTCCCCGCTGTGTCGATTTCCAATTTGTTTTTAAAGTTCAGTAAAAATTCTTTATTGTTTTCTGCCATTTGTGTTTCCTCCTAATTTTTGAATTGATGAATAGTGATTTTGATACCTAACAAATAAGTTGAATTCCCTTGCACGTCCTGTTCACTAACAAAAGGAGTCTCGCTTATTTCGATACCTAAAAAGACGAAGCTCCCATCTTCTGACTTCAGAGTTGAAAGTTCGTCTAAATGATTTGATATGAGCCAAAGAGTTTGATTGGCTTTTTCTTGATCTTTCGTATTAAATCCGACTTCATACAACATTTCTCGCTCTTTCGTACCGTCAAAGTATTCTTCAACTGTTCGACTTCCCGGCATGGAATAAACACAAAGCGTATCTTCGCCGTTTAAGAAACCCATTGAGCACGGCATTGGGAGACCTTGAATAGAATCTATCGAATCAGATAATCGTTCCCATAAATCCATTACAAGTTCCCCCCATCGATAAATGCCTTGCGCCAAGCGTCCATGTGATTCGCTTTTGCTCGCAAGTCCCAACGTCGGCTTGTACCCGGAGTGGTGTAATTTCTGACCCTACCCCCATTAACAAACCCTCTAAACTGCGCTTGTGCATACGGCACTGCATACGTGATTCGGTTCTTACTCACAAATGATTTGTCTCTTAAATGCCCATGACGTTTTGGCGCATATAAGTTCATGTCTGGATGCATTTGAGCAGTCATGTAGTACAGTGCTGAATTGATATTCACCACCGACAACTTACGATCTACACCGTTTTTTTCGACCTTAACACGCAGCATTACAGCACCTCCAGCTCATATGAATAAACTTCATTACTGTAAGGATTGCGGTTATCAACGATTGTTGTGATAGTGTAAGTATCACCCTCAAAATCAATCTCTGAACCAACATGTTTCTTAGTTATTGTTGGCATTGGATCCGATACGCCCTCAAATAAAAAAGCGATAGCATTCGCTACCACTTGCCGATTGTTATTACCCCCACTGTAAACTGTTTGAGGTTGAAAGATCATATAGTTAATAGTGATTGGATCTGAAAAAATTGGCTTTTGCCATTTGTCTTTTCCTTGTATTAGACGCAGCACAATAGATTGATTGCAGTACTCCTTTGGTATTAATGGAATCATCTATAATCAACTCCTTTGTAAAGAAGCCCTGTATAAATCAATTCGTTATACGCCTCTGTAGCGACCATCGTTCTACCGACCGTTGCTGCATTAGTATTTCCTGATTCAATACGCATACGACCAACGCTGACACTTGAAGGGGAAGCATTTAGTAAGTCTGATAACGAAGTAACTCCAACTGACTTCAAATATTCAATTTGGACAGCCATTGCGATTTTGAACTTGTCTACACGATACTTGAAAGTATCATCTGACAAAGAGTTTTTCATGTAAAAATCACCGGTAACACGATTTAGTTGGCGCTCAGCGTATTGTTCTAATTCGTCGAATACTTTTTCATCAGATACTTTACTAAATCCAAGTTCTTTATATTCTTCATGTGTAAGATAGCCCATAACTGCCTCCTTTCAATTAAAAAAGGATAGCTACTAAACTATCCTTCGCTCGGCTCAGTTACTATGACTTCACAAGTTGCGGTTTTATTATTCGTAGTTGCCACAGTGATTGTAGCAGTACCTGCTTTGATCCCTGACACTTTGCCTTGAACTGGTGTTACTGCTGCGATTGTTGCATCGCTAGAGGTAAATTTGACTGTTTTATCAGTTGCCGTTTCTGGTGATACAGTAGCAGATAATGTTTCTGTTGCTCCCACCGTTAGCGTAGCCGTTGTTTTATTTAAGGTTACGCCGGATGGGTCTACGCTTTTGGGACTAAAGAGACAGACACGCCTTCTTTTTGTTTCTCTTTGATAAAGCAATCATGGTATAAGCGGTTTTGGTACAAGTAGCCATCCCCTTGTGAATGTTCGCCTGGTGCAAACAAGAAAACAGTGTTTTCTTTAACGATTGGAATAACTGATTGCTTAGCTACAACCAAAATATTGATATCTTGCGCATCTTCTGCAGCCGCATAACCATCAGTGAAATCGTATTTAGTTTTGAATCGAGTATCATCCCAAACCTCGACTAATAATACACCATCAAGTGAAGTGACACGGGATTCTAAAGCTGTTTGCCCAACGTTTTGATTCGTGATATTACGAGTGAATTCTTTAGAACGTTCCAAAGCATCCATTACTGTAGTGGATACAAATGCCACTAAGTTTTGTGGTCCAAATTTACGAGCTGGCAAGATAGCTGCTTTGATTGCAGAATAAGCGTTATTCTCATCAATCTTTTCTTCTTTCGTATTTCCTGCGCCTACAGCTAAAGTAGAAAAGCGGTAAGCATCGATTTCTGGTTGAACGTGCTCAGTAATAAATACATTTGAAATGTTTGCTACAGCTAAATCTTGATTCGTTTCATCAACGTCTTGTTTATCGATGTAGAATTCAACGTCACGATCTTGTCCCATCGTGTAGACTTTTTTATCGTTCCCATAAGTGCCGCTGTTAAATCCTTTGTTGCGTGTGTGGTTTTTTAAACCAGAAGTTGAAATAGTAGTCAATGTAAATGATTTACCACCGTTCACTAATTCAACTTGTGGAATACCTAAGATCGTCGTTAACAATCCTTGAGTGATCTTCTGATCGAAAATCCCATTGTCTTTTGTAATGTAATTAATTGCCATATTTTATTCCCTCCAAAGTTAATTTTTGTTTGGTAAAACTCCTAATGCTTTAGCGAATGCATCTTCTTCAACGTTTTGACCAGAACTAGGATTACCTCCGAAAGTAGCTTTTTTACCTTCAGGATTGGGCGGAGCAACTTCATTTGAGCCAAATAAATAGCCGTCACTCTCTTTAAGTGCGGCCAATTGGTCATCTAATCCTTTTAGTCCTTCATCTGTCAGTTCCAATGATTCGCCATCTAGCAAGGCTTTAGCAGCCTTAATGTTTTTAGCTCCAGCTTGAGTTAGAGCTAAGTCAATCGCTGATGATTTCTTAATATCTGCAATCTGTTGTTCAGAATCGGTTTTGTTTTGATCTAACTTGCTTTGAAGATCAGTTACTTGTTGTTCGAGTTCCTCATTTCCTTTAGCATTTGCTTTGAAATCATTCAGCTCATTTTGGTTTTTCTCTAACTGCTCTTGATACTGAGTCGCTTGCTGTTCCGCGGTAGACACCTTGCTGTTCAGTTCGTTTACAGTTACGCCATGTAAAGCCATTACTGATCCAATCTGTTCGTCTGTTAAACCTAATTCTTTTAATTCTTCTCGTTTCATTTCATTCATCCTTTCGTTGTTTAACGAGGCTACGCCCTCGATGGATTGAACAGTTTAACGCCGTATTCAGGGCAAAATAAAAAGCCTTATCGCTGGCCAGCGAGATTATGGATCACCTCAATCTGCAAGTTTTATTTGCTTGTACAACATAGTTCCTTCTCCAAAATCCTTTAATTCAAAACCTTCACGAAGTAAAAAGCGTTTGTAAATGCGTCCGCGCCTATTATCATCCCAACAAACTTGAATGTAGGCAGGTAACGGATTTGTTAAGTATTCACTAGCATAAGCTTCAAAATCACGTATCTTCTTCAACGCCCAGATAAACGGATCTACTCCGTCCTTTCCAGTCTGATGGAGTGTATTGCTTGAGATTTGTTTTCGTTTCTTATAAACATTCAAGAAAACATTTGCTACACAGACATTGCTTAAATCAGACATTTCAAATTCAATTTGAACAGTCATCCCGCTCGGCAAACGTTTTTTGTCAATAACGGTTAGATACCCTTCATCATCTCTGTATGCTTCGAATGACACTAGATTCACTTCCTATTTGTTCGATAGTCAATTTTTTAAAAGACATAAATCCTTTCAGTCTGAATAAACCTGTTCTCTACTGTAATCACGGACCAAGAACTCATTGTCATTAATAAGTTCTCTTAACTGTTTCTGCTTGTTAGAAATCACTTGCTTACACATTTGTACAGTTTCGGGATCTTCCAATTCTAACGCCGCATTCATACGTTTCTTCTGATAGCGAATATCACGCTCAATCTTGCGTTGCTTTTGTTGTATTTCAGCATTTTCTTGCGCTTCGTCAGCGTCATATTGAGGTTGGTTGTTTGTATTAATGTCTGGCCTTCCGGGATAAAGGATATGCTTACAATTAATTCCCTGGGTGCCATCTGGATCGCCATAACCATGATCATAGATAGAAGGCAAATGTTTAAATTCATCCGGTGCTTTGCTCTTCGGAACAACTAACACCCAATCTCCTTGAATCGTTGCGCATGCTTTTCTGGCAGATGGATGACTACTCATTAATGCAGTCACACAGTCAAAGTCTTCCATTCGTTGCAATCGTAAATCGTTGAATGTTCTGTGTGACGTAGTTTGTACGACAGTTCGAGAATAAGCCTCCATCGACCACTCACGACCTGCTTTATCGACAAAACCTGATTTAATTCCCATGTCTACCATTTTATAGACATTATCTTTTACGGCTTTCTCATGCGTTTTAAGCCCCGTCATCGATTCTATAGTTGATTGTTTGAGAATTGCTTGATAAGCTCGCATAACTGTATTTTCGTTGAAATTAGTAGTGATTAGCGTTTGATTGACATTATTGTTTAAGTCTTGGAAAGTTTGACGGATTAAAGAATCAAGAATACGATTGATTTCTTCTGAAACGGGAATACTTTTATGCACCATTCGCTCAAGCTCACGGTCTACTTCATCAACGATCTTCACACCGTTTCCCTTAATCAATTGCTCAATTGCTTCTTGAGTCTCTCCTGTATATTGTGCTAACAAATCAATAACTTTATCGTTTAATGTACCCATTTTAGAAAGTTGATTTACTTGCCACAAAAGCACATCTTCTTTAGCTACATCTTGAAAACGAGACTGTTTTAACGCTTTGATTATGATGTTAAAGATTCGGTCTTCCAGCTCTGAATAGATATTGATAATTGAGTTTGCGGCCTTTTGCATTTTTTCTGGTGTAATCATAATTAATCACCTAAATCGAATAAGGCATCTTGACTACGCCGTTCGGTTGATCCCGCTTCTGGCATTTCATCTTTTAATGCAGCTAACCAATCTTCTAATTCATCTTCGTTTAGATTGTAATTACGGATAAGAAACTGTTTCTTAGGCATTACGCCAGCAGTTACAGCCTTTAGATCATTTTCTAATTGTTTGTTACGATCGACAAATAGACCATCCTCAAAACTAACTGTTACTAAATAACTATCATATTCAATAGAGAATAGCGGTTTCTCGCTTTCAAACATCTCGCCATATCCCGCAAGCTCAAAAATAGAATGGATAAGTTCGTTGATAACTTTTTCAACCATCGTCAAATAGCTTGAACGTGTCTGATACGTCATAGAATTGTTAGAAACAATCTCAGTTGCCGTTTTAATCCCATCGTCTGCATAGTTCATTGAGCCAACAGATAAACCTACTTGCACCTCAAACTCTTTGATCAGATGACTAATAGCATCCTTATATTGAACTGTACGAATAGGTGTTGTAATATCTTTGACCCCGATATTCTCAGCACCATAAACGCCGGCAAAAACATTTTGATCTGTATCAAACATCGGTGGATGCGATTCATCCGTTTTAAGGAATTCTGCCGGCACAACAACACGCCGTTGCCCCAACTGAATTTCCCAAGCAAACTGATCGTGTGTTGTATTGATCGTATCTAAAATCTCTTTTGAGTTATCCACAATGCCGGCACCTAATGGGCTCTCTAACGATTTATTATTAGCTCCAGGCGTTCTGAAGTATGCAAAAAGCGGTCTCTTCAAGCCTTCTAGTGTGACTGTTTCAGCTAAGTCAGGATATAGAATCGACAGTGGAACTTGCTTTCCAACAACGTTACTGTTGTCAGATTTGTAAAGCTCATTACTGATAACATACTTTTCGTCTTGCCACTCATGAAATTCGAGGAGCGTGTAGTAGTAATTTGTGTCACCTTCAGTTTGAATTGATTTAGTAGCAATAGCACACTCACTAACTTCGTTTGTATTTGAACGTAACGGGTAAAACTGATCTGCACGAATCCACGAGATTTTAATCTTATCTCCATCAATGTAAGGCCGCATAGCAAATCCTCCTGCAGCGATACCTTTCTCAAGGTTCATTTCAAACAGATTATAGAAATTGTTGTCATAAAGTGTTTTATCTAGGAACTCTACAGCTGATTGAATGCTTTTCGAAGCTTCTGCTTGCTCCTCCTTGTCTTTTAGTGCTACTTTGCACTTCTCATTAAATATGATACTTGCTAGACGTCTAGAAGCTGTCTTGGTGATATTTAGGGACTTAAATTCTCTTTTCTGTGTTTCCCCGTATGAATTACGATATTGTATATCAGGAAATAGATTGGAATAGTACCTAAAGTTTCTAGCAATCCGATCGTATTCTCTTGAATCAATCCCTATTTTGGGATGATCCGTTACCTTAGCAATATCATGACCAGTAAAACTCATATTCACGCTATCAACTCCTCTCTTGAATATACTTTTAATCGTTTGGAATACTCCCATTTTCTCACCTACCATTTCAGGTCTAAGTCTTGAAGATTATCACGTACAAAATATTGAAAACCATCACAAGAGTGATCATCCTCTTTAATAACTTTTGGATCATCACTGTTCAGTGTGTCTTCGTCCCATTGATACTTTTTGTGTTCCTCAATAAATATCTTATTGCTTTCTTTTTCCAAATAAAAAAACCTACCTTGTGCGAGTAAGCTTTGAACGTGATCAATCATGTCTACCTTTTTAGCTTTAGCTACAGTGTGTAATCTGACATTGTAATCTAGATAATATTGATTCCTTAATGCACCTTCTGCCGAATCAATCGTAATTTGATAGGCGTATTTATCATATTCAGTCTGGCAACGATCTATGAAATCATGCAAATCTTTTGATAGTTCAGTCGGTGCTTTCTTATTCGCTTTACCTGCTGGGCTGTAATAATACGTATCTAATAAGATTACATTCTTTTTTCTAGTTAATGCATAACAACCACACGTTGTAGCTGACACTTGGTGCCCGCTATCGATTGAGAAATAAAGATTCACTATGTAGTCATCATCAGGTATTTGATCTAATGGATTAAAATGATTCATATTATAGATATGAGTCCCTAATCCAATGACTTCGCCAAGATAGAGCCACTTGTAATAGTCCTCGTCATTGTCACGATAAGTTTGAATGAGTTTTAATTGTTGTGATTCTGTAAAACCCAATTCATCATCTAAGTAAGTTGAATGGTCTACTAAATGATCATCCAATTCTTTGCATTTCTCTACCCATTCGTTTACCCAGTCATAAGGATTCTTAGGAGGATTCCATGAATAGTAAACTTTTACTTGGTCCACATACTTAGAGCGTTGGCGAATAAATGTTGCATTCGTTTGGTCAAATACTTCACTGCTTTGAAAGTTAGCAGCTTCTTCATACCACAATGAGATAATATCGCCTATAGCATTAGATTTAAGTTTCAATGGATCATCAACGCCATAAAAGTAAAACGCTGATCCTGTGCGTTTATGAATGATCGTTAAAGGAGCCATACGATATCTGTACTCGTTGGCAACGCCCAACATATTCAATGCCCATTTAATTTGTAGATAAACAGCGTCACGCAAGTACTTGTGCTGAGACATCATGCACACAACATTAACCTTATGTTTTGCTTGCGTATGCTTCTTCATTTCTGTCGCTAATTTCAAGCTAATAACAGATGATTTAAACGACCCACGTCCACCCTTCATTAAGATATAAGGGCATTTTGTATGCCACATTTTGTAAAAATGAGGGTTAATCATTCCAGTAAGCTTAATCTGAGGATTCTTCTCGGCTTCCATTGCCATTAGATTCAACCTCACTTTCAATCATCGGGATATCATCAACAATAATCGTCTGTTCTTCTGTAGGATCATAGTCATCGTCTAATTGCTTCAATTGCGCTTTAGCTAGATCAACTTGAGTGTTCATGAGTTCAAGTTTCTTACGTCGTTCATCTTGTTCATCAGCGATTGATACAAACTGTTTGATTAAATTAGCAAGCGTGCTCATGGCTCTGGATTGAGCGTTCATAAAGTTCGCTTGTTTATCCCAGGCGTACTGAATAGCATATTCTTCAGAACTGCCACCTTCACTTGAAGACCACTTAGATACTTCTTTTGAAAGACTATCATCGTAAGCAACATACATAATTTTTTGTGCTCTAATGATTGCAGTATATTGAATCATAATATTATTCCAAAGAATATCTTCCGGCTTAGAGGTTGCAACCTCATTCATAATTTCAAGCGTTTCTGATGGCAACCAATTAGCAAACAATCCATGGGTAACAGCATTCTTATTACTCTCAGGCGCTCCTTTATTGTTTGGAACAGTTGCGTCTTTGGTTGCAACCTTTTTTTTAGACCAATAACGAGACTTCCACGATTTAACTGTGCTTATCGAAACGCCATGCTTTTCGGCAATCTCCCGATACTTCAGGCCTTTCTGATAATCATCAAAGGCTTGTTCATATTTCTTCACATGTGACACCACCCCGCTATCGCAACATTTGTTTTGTAAATAAAAAAAGACCGCCTAAGCGATCTTGATTATGTATATTTCTTTAATTGTTCTTCTACATTTTTTCTGAAATTTTCATTCTTAGTTTTGAACTCTTTGTTTTTCTTTTCGAATTCAATTCTCTTTTCTAAGTTGTTTTTCCCAAAAGTTCTGTAGTAATTTCTTAATTCATTCCATTGTTTTAACATCATATCCAAAACCTCTTTCAAGTAATTTTGATTATGTACTTTAGATAAACAGGGTTACCGATTCTATCCCAGCCATCGTGGAATTAGTCTATCACTAACTCCGACCATCTAACCAAATATGTATTAAGCAACCTACACGACAAGCCCTTCTTGCCACCTTTTGTGGATTTACCACCGCCACACTGCCCAGCCTCGGTTGCTATTGACGTGAAACGAGGTTACCAACTGAGCTACACGTCTAAGTCACTGGAGTGGTACTGCCCCACTCACGATAGTTTTGATCTGGCGTGTGGCGGCTATCTACTATCAACCGACATGGACTTTCACCATGCGTTACCGCATAGGCAGTATCCCCAGACTCTTCTGCGTCTTCTACTTCCGCCACAGTGACAAATTAATATTGTGAAAATAAATACTAAGCCTATAATTTTAGTTATCAGCGAGTGGTCCGCTGAAATAAATTATAGGTGGTGATAACATGAGTAATCTTTTCAAAAAAATAAGATTACTGCTAGTTGTCTTTATGGACAGCTAGCTCTTTTTTTGAAAAACAGTAAGATTTGTTAAATAGATTAATTTGTAACCATGATACAATTCTCAATTTTCCATTTTCATCTTGATATTTAGTAATATAATGATGCATACAATCCCCCTCCTTAAATAATTTAATAGACAGCGGCACATGAACTTTAAAGGAAGAGGAGCTATTCACTTCCTTCTTTATTTTTTTAATTGTGCCGCCTAAGATTGTAGAAACCGAGAAAGGAGCTGTTCACCTCCTTCTGTTTTTTATAGGTTATGTGAGTAGCCTATAAATTTTGATGCTCTCTATAAAAACAGCTAGTTCAGATGGTTGTTCATTTACTCCACTTTTTAGCAGTTGTCCTGTTTATGATGTTCGTCTGACTAGCTGTAAATATACTAATTTGATAATAATAGTATATAGCAGAAAAACGTGATTAAACCGCCAAATATCCCGCAAAAAACCGCCAAAATAATTGTTCAACGATATGCGATCAATCTGCCTTTTTTATAAGCTTCAGCAAATTCAATTAGAGCTTCTGACATTAGTCTTTCAACGCTGCGCTCAGAGTAGCCAATTTCACGGCCGATTTTATAATTAGAATAACCATCAGGTGCACAGTAGCGGTAATAGAGAACTTGACGACTTGTTATTCCCAAAGACATCAAAGCTGCTAAAATAGCATCTCTTTCAGCTTCAGCTTCCATAAATTGGATCATTCCGTCTTCCACCTTGTTCCCCCATCTATCGCCTTTTGGCATGTCTGACATGACTGGTGATTTAATATCTATCATTGACTTTCCCGCTATACGTACCCACTTACGATAATTTTTTAATATTTTTCTTGAGTTGCATTTTGTTTGGTAAAAATCGACTTCTCTCAATAGCGCTATCATGCCATCCGCTCCTTGTGCTATAATGTTATTGTCTAGATAACCTATAGCGCTAAGCGAAAGCTTGGTGTTTTTTTGTGATATAATCGTTGTGAGCTGGGCTTTTCCTTCAATGGGCGCAAGTATATTTCAACTAGCTCAGGGCTGCTATATCGGGTAGCAGTCTTTTTTTTGCTATAATCCAAGCAGGCTAGGTTTCACTCGCTTCCTACAAACGAATTTCTAGTCTATTGGTCGCCTCTTAAGGAGCTGCGGCCTTTTTATCTTTCAGAATCAGTTAAATTGATGCCGTTTATTTTAGCTTCAACATAAAGTCTGTTTAGAGTATTTCTCTCATTATCAATGTATTTTTCTATGGACGCTCGAGCAGTTGGATTTTGTTTTGTTTTCAGTTCTTCTTCGAGCAAAGCAATCTTATCTTTTTGTAACGCTATTTGTGATCGAATCCTTCTAGGTATCATTTGAAACCTCCTTAATTGGCGACGTTGCCGGATCTACTTAATTTCATAAAATCTTTTGACTGAATTAATCGCTGTTTCCATTCCGGCCAAAAAAGATACCTTTTCAGGACTTTGATAATTGGGAAATCTTTGATCTTCGATTTCCTCATTATGTTGGTCCCATTCCTTTTCTAGTAGCTTTATCAATTTCGATCGATTTTCTACTTCACCTCTGAGTAAAAGAACTAATTCTTCTTTGGTACATTTCGACAGTTTCTTACTACTTTGGATGATCATCCTTCCACCTCCAACAACTCTGGCTTAACTTCTAGAATAGTCGATTCATGAATTGGCGGATAAGCTAGATTCTGATCTGTGATCAAATCATACTTGCGTTCTCCACATTCGCAGTGGCCGCATAAAACAACTTTTAGCGTATGCTGCTCGATTAGTTCTTTTAGTTTCATTGGAAATATTCCTCCTTGCTACCGTTCGCGGTTGATTTCGAAAACGCTATCTTGTTAAAATATATTTGTCTTTTGAGAAGACAAAATATGTGCGCGAGCTAGGCTTCTTACCGATTAATTAGCTTCCCCATTCCCTAGCTCATGGACTGCCGTATCATACCGCGGTAGTCCTTTTTTGTGTTATAATTTAAACGAGCTAGGTTCTTCCTTGTTGATTTCATTAATCTGAAGCATATTTCAACTAGCTCAGAGACCGCTGCCACCCAATGTTCAGCGGTCTTTTTCTATGCAATCGCTTCGGTTACTGGAACTAAAAATTGTCCCAACGATCATCTAACCGTCGCCGCATTTCTTCCATCTCTTCTTTCATTCGTTTCATTTCTTTATCATGGATTGCTCGTTTGTTGATATTCTTTTCTTGAAGCTTTTTCCACTCGTCATAGCTGTCTTCAAAAATTAATGTCCACAAAAACTCTAGCAATAGAATGAATAGAGTTCCGACCATATAAACAAGAATTACTATGCCTGCAACCTTCTCGTTGTTCCAATCCGAAAAAATACAACCAAACACTCCAATTAGTGTTGGTGACAGAATCAGCAAAACTAATAGAGCGAATTTGAAAATAGGATTTACTTTCATTCCGCCACCTCTTCAAGCGCTCTAATAGTATCTAGGCCGTCCACCTCAACAAACTCGCCTGAGTCCATTAGAACAACCGCTTGCGCGCGTCTATTATCGG